GTCGCTTAGGAAGTAACCGAATATCAAATAGTGCCGTCTCTTCAACACGTTGCAGTTATTATTATTTTTTGGATTGAAAGGAGGTGAGACCGTGCCACGAAAAGCAAAGTTAACAAGCGATGAATCAGATCGCAAAGACCAACGTGAGCGCACCGAGAAGCTTCATATGACGTTAGAAAGTGCTGATAAGTTGTCTGAGACTGCGCCACAACATTTGACTGGTGAAGCCAAGAAAATGTGGGAAACAATCGTGCCTTTCTTAAATGAATCAGGTTACGTGATTAACGCGGATAGTTCAGCAGTTGAAACATTGGCTATGAACTATCAAATGTTGCGTGAAGCATATGAGTCAGTTAAGAACGTTGGTATCTTGTACAAAGCAGGTGAGAAGTATTTCAAAAACCCAGCTGTAGGTATTATTGATTCAGCAACTAAGGTTATAAAGTCAGTTGGTAGTGATTTGGGACTGTCACCGCAAAGCCGTGCAACACTGATTGACATGGCAAACAGTGATGATGAAGATGAGACGGATTGGGAAGCTAGGTTCGGGGGTTAAGCATGCAAAAGTACAATGACTTGCTTAGAAGGTATCCGAATGACCCGGCTTTGGAATATTCAATTGCCGTTCTTACTGGTAAGAAGCTGGCTGGTGAAAAGATTAAGAGAGCTGCTGAAAGGCATATTAATGACCTGCGAAGAATTGATAACGATAATGATTTTATCTATGTATATGACGCTGATGAGGCTAGAAAGATTAATGAGTTTGCGACGTTGCTGAAAGATGTGACATCAGGCGAACCATTTAACCCTTCACCTTACCAGCGTTTTATTTTGGCTATGATTCAAGGATGGCGAAACCCTGAAACGCAGGGGATGCGCTTTAAAAACATTTTCATCAGTATGGCAAGAACGAACGGTAAGACGCAATTGTTATCAGCCTACACGCTGTATAACTTTTTGTTTGGCTATCCAAAAGTCAATCGTCAACTTGCTGTATCAAGTATTGATATTTCGCACACTAAGCCGCTTTATAAGTACATGACTTACAATTGGGAACAATTGAAAAAGGGGCCGTTTAAGAAGTTGGCTCAAAAGTGGGGCGTTGAGTATAACCAAAACGAAATGCGTATTGATTCTCGATCGACTTCAATGAAACGGTTATCAGCACAGGCTAGTGCTTCTGACGGAGACCATTACACGACAGGTATTGTTGATGAGTATCACTTATTTGGTCAAGGGCAGCGAGAGTTTATTAATTCAATGACGTCTGGAATGGTTAACAACCCGCTGGCTCAAATGTTTTTCATCTCAACAGCTGGATTGGATCCGAACGCACCAATGTATGAAGATTACCGACGATACGCAAAGTATCTTGAAAGTGGTAATTGGAACGATATTGATAAAGACCTTGTCTTGATTTGGGAACAAGATGATGAAGATGAAGCTTATTATCCTGAAAAGTGGGTGAAATCAAATCCGCTTATGGAATTGCCGTTCATGGCAAAAAATTTGCGAGAAGGAATGATTACAGAGCGTGATGCCAAAGCGTCACAAGGTAAGTTGCCGGACTTTATCGTTAAGAATATGAACATGTGGCAAAACGCTAAGGACAATGCTTATCTGCCGCTTGATTTGATTAAGGACGCTATCATTGATGACTTCAGTATGTTTGGACGCGATGTGTTTATTGGTTTTGATTTCTCTCAAACTAATGACGATACGGCAATCGCATTTGTATTTCCATATACCGGAACCGACGGGCAAACCTATTACCATTTGTACCAGCACAGTTGGGTGCCAATCGCTAAGGCCGGAAGCATTGAGGCTAAGGAACAACGTGACAATATCAATTATCGGGACGTTGAGACAAAGGGGTTTGCAACTGTGACACGTGACCGATTTGGCTTGATTGATGAAGATGAGGTGTTCAATTGGATGCTTAACTTTATCGAGAGTAACGAACTCGATGTACAAGGCATTTTGTATGACCAATGGGGAACGGGGCGTTTTATCAGACGACTAGATGAGATTAAGAGTGAATACTTAATTATTCCGGTACGTCAGGGTATTAAATCGTTGAATGAACCAACCAAGTTCTTGCAGGAACAGTTTATTAAGCAGCGAATTACCATGCTTGATGACCAGGCGTTACAACAAGCGTTGGTAAATGCGGTCATCGTTTCTGATAACAACGGAATTAAGGTTGATAAAAACGTTAACTCACAAAAGATTGATATTGTCGACGCGATTGTCAATGCGCTTTATGAAGGCCAATTCTATGCTACTGAATTTAGTAACGTGGAAGAAAAGCCAAGCAAGTTACCGTTCGGAAATAAAACGGATGAAGAAATAAGCGATTATTTCATCAACAATTTTTCATTTTAGAAAGGAGGACACAATCATGAATAATTTTTTAGCAGTGTTACCACTGTTCCTGCTGATGTTAGGCGTCGCACTTATTAGTGTAGGCGTCTTTTTATTTAGCATTCCAGTCGGTTTTATCGTAACTGGATTGTTATTGGCCTTGCTGGCCTACATGGTCACTCCAAAGGGTGATGGCCAATGAGTTTGACTAATCCTTTTGAGCGCCGGTCAGCAATGGCAATGGTTGGTAACACAGCACCGTTCATCATGTCAGGTGGAACATTCACTCCAAATGAGTTGGTAAGTGCAGAGGAAGCGCTGAAAAACAGTGATTTGTACTCTGTGGCAAGTCTGATTAGTTCAGATATTGCAGGTGCAAAGTTTATTGGTGATAATTCTTTCACTGAAATGTTGAACAAACCAAGCGACCGAGTTAATCGTGTGACGTTCTGGCAAACAGCTGTACTGAGTTTGCTGTTCAATGGAAATGTTTTTCTGATTATTGATCGTGTTAACCAAAGATTGCGATTTGTTCCAGCTGAATCCGTCGCTATGGAACTTAACGGTGATGAGTTAACGTACATTGTTAACCAATTTGGTGAGTTTGTAGGTGGTGAATTCAGTCCGAATGACATCATTCACGCACGCATTATGGCTTATGGGGCTGATGAATTGCGTTCGTTGATTGGTCACAGCCCTTTGGAATCGTTGGCTAACGAACTAGCACAGCAAAAGCAGGCTAATAGGCTGACAGTTTCAACTCTCAAAGGTGCTATAAACCCAACTAGTAAGATAACCATTCCACAAGGTACATTGACTGAAGAAGCCAAGGAAGCTGTGCGACGTGAATTTGAACGTGCAAATACTGGTGATAATGCTGGGCGAGTGATGGTACTTGACCAATCAGCCGATTTCACGACAATTTCAATTAATGCTGACATTGCCAAGTACTTAACTAGTATGGATTGGGGACGTGAGCAAATCGCTAAGGCATTCGGTGTACCTGATAGCTACTTGAACGGAACTGGAGACCAACAATCTTCATTGGATCAGATTAGTGCGTTATACGTTGGCGGGCTTAATCGTTATATCGAACCTTTACTATCCGAGCTTAATTTCAAGCTGGGCAGTGGCATCAAATTGGATATGTCACAGATTATTGACTATTCAAATTCAACGCTTAAGGCTGATGTTTTGGATTGGGTAGATAGGGAGATGATGACGGCACAAGAAGCAATGGCATTGTTACAACGAAAGGGGGTGATTTAGTGATAGAGATTGAACAGCACCATGTTGATAATGGTGAGTTGGAAGTTCGTTCAAGTTCTGATGGCAAGTTTGTTGGACAGATTGCAGGATATGCACTTAAGTTTGGCAAGCCGTCAATTAGTCGTGGAAAGTTCGTTGAATACATTCGTGCAGGTGCTTTTAATGGCGTTGACCTGACGGAAGTGTTAGCGCTTTTTGAACACAACTACGCTTCGTTATTGGGACGAGTTGATGCCGGTACATTGAGTTTGAATGTTGATGATGTCGGCTTGCATTTTGTGCTTGATATTCCTGACACCACGTTGGGACGAGACGTTTACAACAACGTTAAACTAGGGAATTTGAAGGGCATGAGTTTTAGTTTTCATCTTGCCAAAGGTGGAGATGAATGGAAACAAGGCGAAAAGCCTATTCGAATTATCAACAAGATTAAAAGCCTGGAGGAAATCAGTGTAGTAAGCGTACCTGCATATGAAGATACAAGCGTTCAAGTGACTCGGTCATTGAACGCTTTTTTTGATGAACAAAATGAGCAAAATTACCGAGAAAAGGTACGGATTTATTTAGGAGGATCACATGGATAAGATTGCTGAACGTAAGGGAGATTTAGCTAAAAAACAACAAGCCCTTGATGACAAGAAAACTGAAATTCGTTCGTTCGTTGATGACGCAGACAAGACGACGGATGAAGTGAAGGCAGGCATGTCAGACATCAAGGAAAAAGAAGCTGAGATTGAGACGTTGAAGGAAGAGATTGCGATTTTGGAGCAAGCGGCAGGTCTGGAAACGACAGGTGATGAACCTGATGAAGCGGAACCAGAACAACGATCAGATGAACCGAATGAGCCGGCAGATGAAGAACCAACAGATGAAGAACCAGTCAGCGAGTCACGAAATGGAGAAGGAATTATGAAGTTAGATGTAGTAGATGCAAAGAACACGCCGGAACAAGCATTCGAGACGTTCTTGAAGACGGGTGAGAAGCGTGATGTGACGGGATTGGCATTGTCAGATGGCGCTGTCATTATCCCTGAAACGATTTTGCCACCAGAGCATGAGGAAAACCAATATCCACGTTTGGGTCAATTGATTCGCAACGTTACTGTTAAGACTACGACTGGTAAGTTGCCAGTATTTGATAACACTAAGGATACTTTGAAGGCACACACTGAATACTCCGCAACCGCTGTGAATAAGGCTTCGACAATTACGCCAGTTAAGTGGGATTTGCAAACGTACACGGGTGCCTATGTATTCTCACAAGAGTTGATTTCAGACTCTGCATATGACTGGCAAGGTGAGTTGCAAGGACAATTGATTGAGTTGCGTGATAACACTGATGACGGCTTGATTATGACGGCGCTTACCACCGGCATCACTCCAGTTACGTCTACGGACTTTGTAGCTGATTTGAAGACAGCCTTGAACGTCAACTTGAAGCCAGTTGATAAGAAAAATGCTTCAATCGTCTTGTCACAATCTGCTTACAACGCTTTGGATCAAATCAAGGACGCTATGGGACGACCAATGTTGCAACCATCTATCGCAAGCGCTACTGGTGAAGTTGTGTTGGGTAAGCAAGTTATCGTTGTTGAAGATACGTTGTTCCCTAAGGCCAAGGAAGGCGACATCAACGCTATTGTTGCACCATTGAAGAAGGCTGTTATCAACTTTAAGTTGGCAGAGATTACAGGTCAATTCCAAGACACGTACGACATTTGGTATAAGCAATTGGGGATCTTCTTGCGTGAGAACGTTGTGCAAGCACGTAAGGACGTGATTATTAACATCAAGGGTAGCCAAGAAGCTGTTAATGCATCAGCCGGCTCGAACACAACTGATGGTGATACGGCTAAGTAGCCATATTAATTAATCGCCTGCGAAAGATAACAGTACCGTAAGGGGCGGGTAGTAGGGAGAAAATGATGGAACGTATTACTGCAGCACAATTGTTAGATGAACTCCACATTGACCCAAGCGACGAAGAAACTGAGACGGTTGACCGTTTGATTGATGATGCTTCGGCAATCATTCGAGGTTCCATCTCTGATGAGGTGGAGGAAGATGAGTTGTTGAGCTTGTCAGGCAACGTGTTTAACCGTCTTATCCAAACTTTGGCCACTAAATTGTATTATGACCGTGAATTGAGCAACGGATACGGGGCTGGTATTCAAATCATGTTGAATCAATTACGTGCAAAATATCAGGGGGTGAAGCATGGTGACAACTAAACCAGCAGATTTCAACCGTAAGGCAGACTTCGGCACTGTGGAATCAGTCCAGAACCCTAATAATGGCTCAATCAAAAAGAGCTTCGTAAAACAGTTCAGTCTGTGGTATGCACCCAAGACCCGCACGTTAAATCAACAGTATCAAATTCAAGGTACAGAATTGGATAACACCAAGGTCATCATGGTACGCCATAACACCGCTGTGGAAGGTATTAAGGTAGCCCAGATTGACGGCATGATGTACGACATTGTGCAATACAGCCCTGATGAGTCTAATTCCATTATTGCGTATGACTTCGTTACATTGAAGCGGAGGGCATAGGTATGGCAGAACAATCACTTGAGGACATTCTGAACGCCTTTATTGAAGACGCTGAAGCAGTATCAACCAACATGACGGTAGAGGATAAGGCCAAGGTTACCAAAGCAGGCGCTGATGTGTTTGCTAAGGAACTCGAAGCTGAATACAAGGCTAATCACTACCGACACAGGCAGACTGGTAAAGACCCGCACTTAGCTGATTCAGTTATTGCGCAGAATACCAACGTAGACGGCATGAAAAATGGCTCATCAACAGTTGGGTTTTCAAAGGATAAGGCATACATTGCCAACTTCATTGAGAATGGTACTAAGTTCCCGATGTACACAGCAAAAGGACGTAAGTATAAGAAGGGTGGCCAGGTTGCTATCAATGGTGACCATGCAATCGACAACCTACGTAACGACTCACAGTTGCAGGCTAAGATTGTCGAAGCACAGGCAGAAGTATACAAGCAGATTATCGATAGGAGGAATAACCAATGACACCAGTGGAAGAAATCGATAACGTGGTTCATTCAGTGTTCCCTGATTGGCAAGTATACTTTTATACGATCCCCGAGGAAGTCATCAACAATAAGAATGTCACCCAAGTGCTGATTACTGAGAGCAACTCAGACGTAACCGGATATGGTGGTAACACATTTAACGAGATGGCCTTTGGGTACCGTTTACAAGTTTTTTATGGGCTTGACGAAGAGAACCTTATCGGTAAAGAGATAACGCTGTACAAGGCTTTAGAGAGCTTCTCATGGCGTATCACGGACAGTCAGCCACGGTATTTGGATATTAGCCAAACCGATGGGCAACAAATGATTAAAAATATCGAAGTAAACAAAACACTAACACTTGATGAGCTTGACCAATAACGGTTGGCTCATTTTTTTTGAAAGGAATTACATTTTATGGCTATTGCAGGATTGAAGCTTATCACATTGGCATTGCGTGATAAGGAAACTGGAGAACTATTG